TTTAAGTTTACCAACATCTCTGATGGAACAGGTGAAAGTGCAGTAAAAAAAGTTGATGTTTCAGCTCTAGCAACAAATGTTAGAGGAGAGGCTTGTAGCAGAGCTACCATTGAAAAAATTTGGTGGCAGTGTAATGGCATGAAGGTTAAAGTGTTATTTGATGCTTCAACAGATGACTTCTGTATTGAGTTAGGTGAAAATCAAAGTGGACATCACGATTACACATCATTTGGTGGATTAACAAATCCAGCAAGTTCTGGTGTAACTGGTGATATAATGTTTACCACAGTAGGACACTCATCAGCAGACAGTTACACAATCATAATGCAAGTTAGAAAGAGCTATGACTAATGGCTAGGAAGCCTGACAAGCAACCTCCAAGAACTAAAAAGTATTTCCGTTCCACCAAGAGTGGAGCGGGAATGACTAAGGCGGGTGTTGCTCGTTATCGTAGAGAAAATCCAGGCAGCAAACTTAAAACTGCTGTAACTGGTAAAGTTAAAAAGGGTAGCAAGGCAGCTAAAAGAAGAAAGTCATTTTGTGCAAGATCAGCAGGACAAATGAAAAAGTTTCCAAAGGCAGCCAAAAATCCAAATAGTAGATTGAGACAAGCAAGAAGAAGATGGAAGTGTTAGATGACCAGTAAAGAATTATTAAAGATGTTAGAAAAACATGAATCTGTATGTAATGCAAGATTTGATGGGATTAACAATAAATTAAACAAACTTGATACTAGACTATGGGGTATCTATGGAGTTATCATTGGGGTAGCGGTACTTGAGAAGTTTTTTTAATGGTTATGGGGAGGTCGCAAATGGCACGACAAGTGTCAAAGCCACCTCAGAAAAGGAAGTGGAGTGCCAGTAGGAAGAGGAAGATCAATTGTAAACGACCTAAAGGATTTTCTCAAAAAGCACATTGTGCCGCTAAAAAAAGGCGAAGTAGTAAGAGGTGAGCCAATAAAAGTATGTCTAAGATGCAAAAAAAAAGAATGGATGTGCAATTGTTGGAAATTAAAAAGGAGATAAAGTATGCCTAAAGACGCTTGTTATCATAAAGTAAAAGCTAGATATAGGGTTTTTCCGTCAGCTTATGCTTCAGGAGCTATTGCAAAATGCCGTAAGGTGGGTGCAGCTAACTATGGTAAAGGTGGTAAAAAAGCTAAGAAAAAAGCCATGGGTGGTGTAGTCGAAATGAAAAATGGCGGAAATGTGTCAAAAGGTAAAGTTAAACGACCATCTAAAAATCCTAATATTGCAAGAGGTTGTGGTGCAGTTATGAGCAATAGAAGAAAAGTAACAAAGTTTAGATAATGGCTGTAAGAAAAACAAAAGCTGGTTTAGCTCTCAAACGATGGTTTAAGGAGGACTGGAAAGATGTTAGGACAGGTAAAAAATGTGGTCGTCAAAAGGGTGAGAAACGTGGTACGCCTTATTGTCGTCCAAGTAAAAGGATTAGTAAGAAAACTCCGAAAACTGTTTCGGAGATGTCTGCCTCAGAAAAAAGAAAACGTATTGCACAAAAGAAAAGATTAGGGCAACCAGCAGGTAAGCCAAGAAGAGTGGCAGCCGCTAGGCGTAGAAAGAAAAAGTAATGGATGAGTACAAAAATCTTGAGGATCAAATTTGTGAAGAAATTCGTGAGTGGTCAAGATTTGCATTAGAAAAGCCAAACAAAAATTATAACAATCTTCCATCTTGTCCTTTTGCTAAAACTGCTTGGAAAGACAAAAAAGTAAGCTTTGCATTTAAAAATACCAGTTCATATTATTGTTTAGATACTTTGATAGATTGTTTTAAAGATAACAAAGACTTAATAATTATTGTTGATATGTGCTTTGAAAATAATGAAAAATTTCATAAACATTTAAGCGACACAAATGAAAAAATTCAACAAGGCAAATATAAACAAAAAGATATTTGGCTAATGGGATTCCACCCTGACGATGATGTAAATGAGCTCATAGACGATGGCACGTTTACAAATCTCGTAAAGGAAGAATATGCTTTGATATTCGTGCAACGATTAACAAAGCTACAAGAGAGTGCAAATAAATTGAAGAAACTTGGTTATTATGATAAATATTATAATGAATACAATGTTGAAGATATTTATGAGCAAAGACAACAATACTATAACAATCTTAAAAGGAGTGAAATATGGCAATGAGTCCTAGAAAAATGATGGCTATGTCTAAAGATTTAGCTAAAGCTGCTAAAATGATGGAAGGCGGCAAAGTCAAAAAAATGAGAGGTGGTGGCATGGCTATGAAACCAAAGAAAATGCGTGGCGGTGGCATGGCTATGAAGAAGATGAAAAAAGGTGGTAAAGCCTAATGACCACCTCAAGCTCTACTGACTTTAATTTAGATGTAGCTGAGTACATTGAAGAAGCTTTTGAGAGATGTGGCTTAGAAGCTAAAACTGGTTATGATTTGCAAACTGCCAGGCGTTCTTTAAATATTATGCTTGCGGAGTGGGCAAATCGTGGCCTTAATCAATGGACTATTGAGCAAAGAACTCAAGCGTTGACAGCCAATGATTCAGAGTACAGTTTAGATACAGATATTATAGACATATTATCTGTAGTTGTAAGAAGAAGTGGTACAGACTTTAGCATGACTAGAATTAGTAGAGACACGTTCATTAACCTTCCTAACAAAACATCTACAAGCAGACCAACACAATATTTTTTAGATAGGCAGATAACACCTAATCTTAAATTATATCCTACACCAGAAAACAGCACAGATGTCATTGTTTATGACGCTTTGACAAGGATGCAAGACGCTGATACGCAAGTTAATACACTGGAGATACCTTTTAGATTTATACCTTGTCTAACAGCTGGATTAGCTTACTATATAGCTATGAAAAGAGCACCAGATAGAATACAATTGCTAAAAACAGTTTACGAAGAAGAGTTTGAGAGAGCGATGGCTGAAGATAGAGATAGGTCAGCATTTAATGTATCGCCAAAACTTGATTATTATAAGGTTGGATGATGCCTTTTGCTAGTGGTAAATATGCTTACAGAATATCTGATAGGTCTGGATTTAGGTATCGTTTAAAAGATACAAGAAAAGAATGGAATGGTTCTATTGTTGGAAAAGATGAGTATGAAGAAAAACATCCTCAACTTGAGCCAGTAAGATCAACTCCAGATGCTGAAGCTATTAAAGATGCTAGACCTGATACGAAAGATGACAATAAAAAATTTACAGTATATACTAATACTGGATTAGGTAATTTAGGAAGTTTACTAACAAGTTTTAGTGCAACAACATCAGTTGGAACAGTAACAGTGAGCATAACATGAGTTTTACTTTAACAACATTAACAGCATCAGTTCAAGAATGGACACAAAATGATGAAAGTACATTTGTTGCAGAGATACCATTTTTTATTCAAAACGCAGAAGAAAGAATATTTAAAGTAGTTGATTTAGAATATTTTAGAAAAAATGCAACTGGTGTTATGACAAGTGGTAATAAATTTTTACAGAAACCATCAGATTGGTTAGCTAACTTTTCCCTTTCTTTTGTTAATTCAAGTAGTGAAAATGTTTTTTTGTTACAAAAAGATGTTAACTATTTACAAGAATTTCACCCTAACCCAAGTAGCACAGGAACACCAAGGTTCTATGCTTCTTTTGATGTTAACAATTTTATTGTTGCACCAACACCTAACAGTAATTTTACTGTTGAAGTGCATTATTATTATAGGCCAGCGTCTTTAACAACAGACAACTCTGGATCAACATGGATTAGCACAAACGCTCCTGATGCTTTGTTATATGCAACGCTTATAGAAGCTTATACGTTTATGAAAGGCGAAAACGATTTATTACAACTTTATACAGCTCGTTTCACTGAGGCCATAAGCAGATTAAAAATATATGCTGAGGCTAAAGAAAATACAGATGCTTATAGGGAGGGATTAGTAAGAGTTTCCAATCAATAGAAGGTAGCAAAATGAAAAATAAAAGTATTGCAATTGTCGGTCTAGGCAATAGCTGTTCCGAATATATAATGGCAAAAATAAGAAGTGAAAAGTTTGATGAGGTATGGGCAATAAACTCCATGTCTGGCGTTATTTATCACGATAAATGTTTTATGATGGATCCCCCATCAAGGTTTCTTGATACACCTAATGCTGGTAATCAGACAAGTATTATGGCAGATAGACTTAAAGTAAAATTAGGTGTTCCAATTTTCAGTTGCACTTTAGACAAAAGATGTCCAGATGTTGTTGAGTTTCCACTACAAGAGGTTTTAAAAAAAACTGGCTACGCTTATTTGAATAATACTGTTGCTTATGCAATAGCTTATGCAATAGCAGAAAAAGTAAAAGAATTACATTTGTTTGGTATAGATTTTACTCATAAGCATATTGCTTTTG